ATGCAACTGACATTAGTTCGTCATGGGGAAGCTGCTCCGCCAGTAAATGGTAATGATATTAAACGTCCCCTTACTGCGCGTGGACATGCACAGGCTGAGCAAACGGCAACCTTTTTAAAGGATATTGTAAAACCAGATATTTTTGTTGTTAGTCCTTTGCTGCGTGCTCAGGAAACGTTGGCGCATATCCAGACCTATTTTAAAGATGTGCCAGTGTTGTTATGCGACAAAATTAAGCCTGACGATGATGCAAAAGAAGCGATTGAATGGCTATCTCAAATTCCTTATGAGTCGATTGTGGTTGTTTGCCATATGAATGTGGTAGGGCATATTGCAGAGTTACTTACTCATGAAAATTTCAATCCATTTGCACTTGCTGAAGCTAGAATTTATGATCAAGCTGTTATTGCAAATGGTTTATCAACACAAAAAAATAGTTTTATACCCACAATATAATTAAAAAGGTTATTTAGCCCACATGCTGTACATATTGTTGATAAAGTTGAGTTGAAAATTATTCTCATAATTTTAGACTTGTTAAATATCAACAATTTATATTGTTTTTGTGGGTTAAATTAACCTGTTTTAGTCACCTATATTTGCACCATATAGTGATTATTTTGACTATTTTTTTTATAAAATGAGTAAAATAAAAAGTAATCTGCACCAAATCTGCACCAAGAATGAAATTACCTAAACCTATTAAGCGTGGGCAAACGTACCGTATTACTGTGACCTTCGAAAACAAAAGATATTCATGCACCAGAGACACAGAAAAAGAATGTGAACAATGGGCAGCTATGAAGTTGCTTGAGTTGAAATCTGGAAAAGTACAAGAAGAAAAGGGGATAAAGACACCTTATCCTTTTAAGATGCTTTGCGAAAAATACTATGCAGAAAAGGGTATTAAATTAAGATCAAAGCATGTCATTAGAAATAAGTTAGACAATCTGGAACGTATTGTTGGTGAATTGGCATCTAAATCAATATATGACTTCAAGCCAAGCGATATAGCTAGGTGGCGAAATAAAAGGGTACTTGAAGTAAAAAATGGAACTGTCTTATATGAGTTCTCTATTTTTTCATCAATATTTACCTATGCTCAAAAAGAATTATTTTTAATTGAATCTAATGTTTGGCAAAACGTAATTAAACCTGAAAAGGGGAAGAGCCGAAGCCAGCGTATTACTTTTGACGATCAAGAAAAAATTCTACAGCAAGCTAAGTGGGATAAGAATAACCCTCCAAGATTCGTAAAGCATTATGTATGTTGGGCAATGTTATTTGCACTTGAAACAGCAATGAGACAAGGCGAAATACTTGGTATGCGGAGAGAGGACATTAAAGATGGCTTTGTCCACCTTCCTATGACGAAGAATGGCGAGTCTAGGAATGTGCCATTGTCTAAAGAAGCTAAAAGACTTATATCAATACTACCGTCAAACAGTGATATTTTACTGCCAGTTAAAGCTGAGACTTTTAAACGGACATGGATAAAAATTCGTGATGCTGCTGATCTGAAGCACATTAACTTTCATGACACACGGCATGAAGCAATTACAAGAATGGTAAGGGAAAGAAAACTACCAGTTGAAGTACTAGCAAAAATAACAGGGCATAAGACTATTGGTATTTTAATTAATACTTACTACAACCCTAACGCACAGGACCTTGTAGAAATGTTTAATAGTAGTGAGAGCTAGTTAGCTCTCTTTCTACCACGTTTGTTTGCATCTTTTTTAGTTAATATTTGTCGTGCTCGCTCAGGATCATACATGTGCTTACCTTCTGTACCTTGATTGATTGAGACAAGCTTTTCTCGAATGGTAGTAACACTTAAGTTATATACCTTCGCCAATTCAGCAGCACTTACTAACTCTTGTTTGACCTGTTCAAGCTTGGTGACAATAGCACCACCAAGGTTTTGACCAAGTAAAATCTGAGGAGGGGTATCACCCTCCAAAGTGATTGAAAACTGCATAATCCCCATTCACCCCTCCTTACTTTCCGCTTTAACTTCACTCATTATTCGATTTCCCAATATTCGTGCTTTGATTCATCAAATTTAAAGCTGTGGTATTCAAATAAATCATGGAGCTCTTGTTCGTAATTATCACAATTGATGTTTTCATAATCTTCTAGCTTGATACAAAGCTCATTCCAACGATCACGGAAATCACCACCATCCAAAACCTTAATTAATTCACTCATCCCTCAGCTCCCGATTCATCCATTTCAATAACATCATCAGTAAATTCACGAGAACCAGGTGTAGCGAATTTTTCAGTTGTCCCGTACTCTTCTTGAAGGTATGCGTTAAAAAACTCAGATTTATTCATCACGCGAAAATCATCTGGCAAGTGGCCTTCAGCATCCTTAAATATCTTTTCAAGCGTTGAACGCGTAGGGTACTGACCAAGAGGGAGTGACATAGTAACAATTGCTTGTTGCCCATCTTTATTAACTGCATAAACTTTCATTTCAAGTTTAATTGGTGCGTTCATTTTCATTTTTCAGCTCCCGATTCGCTTAACCGTTTAACCATTTCCTTGTAATCGCGCATTAAGCGACATTGTTCAGATTGAATATTTTCCTTGTGGGCTTTTTCCAAGATCTCATTCAGAACAGGGTCCTTTACTGGTGGCTGTTCTAAAATTCGCTCTTTTGCAATTTTTAAAGCCATATCCAAAGGCAATTCTTGGGGAGCAATTACCCAGCCCTCTGGCACCGCCTGAGCTTTGGCTCCCAACCAAGCACCAAACATAGAGTCATAAGTAACTTTTGCAAAGAAATTACCATTGCTATGCTTTTCAAAAAGTTCTGGTAGATTTTTCTCAACAAAAGCATTGAAAAGCTCTAGCTCTCTTTCCTTATTCAAATCTGTCATGCTGCTGTCCTCACCAAACTAAATATGCAATTACTTCAGTTCCTTCGTCTTTAGAAGCAACCTCTTTGTATTGTTCATAATGCGAAGATTCAGACACCTCGCCAGTATCATCACTGATGTACGTTCTCATTCGTTGTGCAAATTCACTACCAACATCTATTTCAATTAGGTTTTCAATGAATTGTTCCTTCGTTTCGCCTTGGCATTCTTCAGTAGGGCCATAGTTTTCAACGAAAAAATCGTAAACATCTTCTTTTGATTTAGCTGCATAAACAGCTTCATCATAATTTTCAAAAATCTTATAACCATTTATTTCTAAGTCGTTCATGCTGCCACCTTCAATGTTTTAATCGCGTCATCTATAGCCTTGTTGAACTTGCGGACATCTTGCTCTAGTGCTTCGATAGCCAAGTCTTTGGCAAAGACGCGAATGATGATGATCTGTAGTTCTTCTGGTAGACGCGGGTCATAACTCACAAAGTCACACCATTCACGACGAGTACAAGCCAACTGACAAGTAATTTGAGGAATGTACTCGTCTGGCACTTGCTTAGTCAGAAGGGTATTCAAATGAGTTGTCGTGTCAGGGCACTTAACTTCAATTTGACCCTCAACAAGTACAAGCCCATCTGGTGAAGCCCCAAACATTTCAATGAAAGGGTGGTCAATTAAGCCTGTTCCGACTACAAAGTTACCTGTCTCATTTTCATAAGCCGCTATTGCATAAGGCTCGTTGTCGATACCCCATTGCATTGCTGTGTTTGTGAAGATTTCCTTCTGAACGCCAGTGAGGCGCTCAGCTAGAATTGTTAAACCCAATGCATTTAAAGCTTTGCCTTTATTTGGCTTTGCATATAAATCCTTTACTCGGCTTGCTGTGACTTTCCCACAGCGTTCTGAATGCCAATCTTCACTACGCTGGAGAATGTTCATATACTTGTCCTTGTGGTTGGTCAGCATGTTGAGCTGCTTCTTTTAATGAAGCGCTATGCTTAGTCCAGAAGTATTTTTTGCAGTCGCCTTGCGGTAATTCAGCGTATCCAGTTTGCAAAGCTTCTGTGCCTTCCATTGCCAAAGCGCGCATAGTGTCTAAATGCTGCTGTTCATAAGCTTCATAACCTTGCGGAACATCTGAACTAACAGTCTTAACTGTAGAAGTTTGGCAATCATCAATACGACGGGCTTCATCTTCGTCATAAATACCTGAGAAGCCGAAAGCAACACGAGCACATTGAATTAAAGCCTTATGGCGCAACATCCGCTTTGGATACTTCTTCCAAGGCTCTGAATTACCCTGACACTCAGATAAGTATTCAGTCACAACAGTAGGGTGGTTGCGGTCTTTGCGGAAAATCTTGCATGTGCATGATTCGTCGTCTTGTTCAAACTGAATACCATCACAAACAGGATTGTCATTAATAATTCGTGCCCAACCATCAACACCAACTACAGGAACAATGCCGCCACCTTTTGCAGGGAATGCATAAATTTCTTTGGTGAAAGGGTTTAGTTTGTATTGGTTAGCGACAATTAGGAGACTAACTAACTGAACATCATTTGCACCTTTAAACACTGTATCTGTAAGGGTTTTCTTTAATTGTTCAGGATCCACATCGACCATATCGAAAGCTAATGCCACTTTATGCATTTGAGCTTGAACGATGTTGTTTTGCACTGGCACATTCATAATCTTCTCCTAATTCTTTACGCTTGCGATGTATCTTTTAACTAAAGGGATGAGTTCTCTTTGGGTTGTGAAGTGGGCGCCTTGAAGCCTGTCGTATATCGGGTAAAACCTGTCTTTTACTTCAACCTGTAAAACCTGAAAATCACCTTTGCCATCTCGATACTGAATTTGGTTTTCAATAAGCCAAGACTTGAAATCTTCTAGTTTTGACTTATGGAGTAGGGCGCGTTTAGACATCACCCACCTCTCAACTCATTGATTTTTTCTTCTCTTGCCAGTTCTTCTAAATACTCATTCAGCTTTTGAATTTGAGTAGAAGTAAGAGCAAATGGCATACCTTCGACTGCATCGACATAATCAAAGTCATCGACATGTGGTCGGCTACTTGAATCGACTGTCATTCTTGTGTAATTCACATCTTTCCAGTCTTGATAGTCCAAGCCTTCGCCATATTCGAAAGTGTCGTTTTTCTCAATTCCTTTGACACTCGCAACGATGTAGATGTGCTCAGCGTTTTGAATAGATAAAGAGAACTGAATAACGCCATCCACTACATCAACATTCATCACTTCAAGGCTTGTGAATACCGCAGCATCAAACGAGATATTGGCTAACATATTCATGAGTTAGTACCTCGTATCTTTCTGAGTTGCTCTACGACTTGCTTGATCTCGACTTCGGTGCGCCATGCTCCGAATTGCATAACGTCCTGATCATTTTCATCGTTGTCAAAGCGAGTTAGTCTGTAACCTTTCTCTTCTGTGCTATCTATAAACCAATAGTTTTCATCCAGATTCGGCTCAAAAGGCTTCGGCAGCTCAAGTTCAAGCTTGATGGTTTGGGGTTTGAGGCGGAAATCAACACGAACATTATCAAAAATATCAAGATTGTATTTGCTCTCATCTAAGTCATACCAGTTGACACAATTTACATTCTTGATTTGAATATCAACTCCATTAGCCCACGCAAGCTTTGCCTCAGCACTGCTAATCAATGCTGGGTCTTTTAATTCATTTGACATCTTTTAACTCCCTTGCCGATATATGAGTGTTGGATGCCAGTGACGCTTGACCAACTCTTTCCATTAACAATTGAACTTAGTGTTTGTTCAGAAACGGGGTAGTCTTTAGAAATCTCTCTCAACATTTCGCCATTGTGATATCTAGAAACTATCTGCAAGACATCCTCATTAGTTAATTGAGACTTTTTCTCGCCAGAGGAAACCTTTGTTAAACCGGTCTTTAAGGCGTGATGAATGTTTTCCTTTGGTGTACACCATTCGAGATTTGCTACGTCATTGTCGGATTTAATTCCGTTTATATGATTTACCTGAGTTTTACCTAAATGGTTTTCAATGAATGCATGAGCAACAACTCTATGTAAGCTTAGTGTTTTACATTCCCCGCCATTCTTCAAAGTTACTCGGCTATATCCTTTGTGATTAACATTTGGTTTTAACTGCTTAAGCTTCCAGTTTCCTGAACGAGCGACTGAAAATACTTGTCCCAAGTTTGAAACGATGTAATTTTTGCCAAAGCCCTCAACAAACCTTGTTTTGACTACACCTCTATTACGACAAACTTTGATTTTGTAGTTATCCATGAGAGGGCTCCTTGTCTTGCTCACCCTCACTAAGCTCTTTAAGTCCTTTAAGGGTTTGTTCAACTAAGTGTGAGAAATCAACTTCATAACTAATTCTTGAACCATCTTCAGATTTAAGCTTCAATGAGATGCTTGGAAGCTCTATGCCTTCATGTTCAACAAGCATCATTAGGGCTTCAATTACCACAACTGAAACGGTTGCAACTGATTTTGTATCCATTAGTTAGCTCCTTCCACTTGCACTCGCACATACATATTCTGTTTTGCTTTGAGTTCGTTGGCGTATTGCTCGTCGGCACAGCCTTTTAAGAAAGCAAATGCAATGAAGGTGATAATCCAGAAAGCTATGAAAGCTTTCGAGCCATCCCGGAAGGCTTGGCTAAACTTGTACTTTTCAATTCTTTGATTCATACTTATCTCACTCTTTGAGTAAAAGTCCCTCTCCGTCGAAAGCTAGGGGCTTTTTTGTTATCTGGTAAGAACATGTTCGCTTAGCCGAACAAAATAGTCAAGAGTTTGTTCGGAAAAATTTATATTTATTTTCTGAAAACCGAACATTAATCGAATAGGCAAAAGAAAACCCGCCGAAGCGGGCACTTAAAGAGCATCTAATTTTATTCGCAATTTAAAGAGGCTAACCAATCACCAGTTCCTGAAAGCTCACATTTCTGTTTCTCTTTTGGAAGGCGTATTTTCTCAAGTGCTTCAACATCTAATCGATCTAGTGTGGTTTCTAAATTCAATACATCGCGCTTAAGATTTTTATTTTCTGAATAGATATAACCAGTAAACCCTAAATTAACCAATAATAAAAACCCTAGAATAATTGCTAAGTATCTCATTAATAACGAATCCTCTTATGGTGCTCAATTACAACTCCGATTATTGAGATTTCAATTTGAGTTGAGTTGTAAGTTGGATAATCATCATTCAATGGCTTCAATTCAATAATTTCTACACCATATTCATTAATTCCAAGAACTTTATATTTTTTAAATGTTGTGACAGCTACTCCTTGCTGAATCTCTTGCGCAATTACCAAAGCACCAGGTTTAGGCGCTAATGCTGCATCTACCACAACTACATCACCAGGCATATATTCTGGCGACATACTGTATCCATCTACTTCTAAAGAAAACACCGAATAGGGGTCGCTACCAACATATGATGTATAGCTTTCACCTAATGGGTTTAAACCGTCATAAACCACTTCTCTCCACATCCCCGCTTGCACAAAATCTAATAATGGAATTTTTCTTAATTGTCTTGATGATGTTTTTACATTGCTATAAACCGGTTCACTTTGCAATTCGGCTTTAGTCTCTTTTTCACCTTCTCCAGTAAGAATCCAGCTTGGTGTTGTCTTCAAGCACTTCGCTAAAGAATCTAAATATTTTGCGCTTGGATTATTACCATCATTTGTCCACGCAGAAACAGTAGCGCGTCCGGCTCCAGTTCCTCTCACTAAATCAGCAGGCTTTAAGCCAAGTTCTTTCATACGGGCATTGATACGATCTGATGCAGTTTTCATGGGAGTAAAATCACTTTTCTATATGTTCGGAATTATGAACAATTTTATTGACGGTTACACGAACATGTGTTTCAATAAAACGAACAAATTAGTTCGGATAAACGAAATGAATGTTGAGCAACTACGGAAATATTACAAGGTAGCGAACAATTCGCAGCTTGCTAAAGAACTTAAAAAGGGCCGTTCTACTATTCACGACTGGGAAATAAACGGAATTCCTCCACGTACTCAAGCGGCAATACAAGTGATGACAGACGGGAAGCTGAAAGCTGATAAGTCTGCACTAGCTGGGTAGGTGGATACATGGCTGAGAAATTAACCGCAAGTGTCACCTTTAAGTGCACGGATGAGGAAAAGATTCTTTTAGAAAGAATCGCTAGATCAAGAAAACAAACTGTTTCCGAATTAATGAGAGAGCGTGGCATTGATGTAATCCGTGAAGTTCAGGAGTTACTTCAAAGTCTACAGGCTGAGTTCGATCTAACCACAGTTACCGTAGATACAAGAAATCCTGAGCCATTCGAACTAGAACTGGCACCAAATCCACATAAAACACAGGCACAAAAAAAGCCCAATTGTCGCAACCAATTGAGCCTTATCTGCCATTCCACTGCAAAGCAATGAGATGAGAAGTGAAATATGAATTTAGCACATACGCATGAAATTGGGAAGTACCCATGGAATGCACAGGGTGAGGGGCATGATGAGTAATAAAATTGTTAATGAAATTCGCAGATTGCCTATTGAAAGCACTCCAAAAATGCTTCTTTGGGTTATCTCCGATATTGCAGATGATGACGGTAATACCAGTTGGTATGCACCACGATCTCGTTTAATGGAAGAGACTGGATATAGTCGTACTACGATTGCATCATGTCTTTCTTACTTAAAGGAATGCGGAATCTTAAATATTACTGGTGGGAATGGGCGTCTAAACCAGTACCTAGTTACACCCCAAAACTTTAATCCATCGATCAAATACGAGCCTAAAAAACAATCAAAACCAGTCAGCGAGGTTGACCAGTCAACTAAGCAAACTAGTCAACTTGGCGGACCACACCAGTCAGCCACGCTGACCACACCAGTCAACTTGGCGACAAAACCAGTCAGCGAGGTTGACACTATCCATCATTCCATCATTTATCCATCTGTTAATCCATCATTGGGTGATTCAGAGAATGCACCTAAGGCTAAAACAGAGCATAAGGTAAAACGCATTACTAAAAAACAGGCAGGTATTAACCGTCTTGTTGAACTTGGATGTGAAGAAAAATATGCACATGATTGGATGGTAGCTCGCAAAGGAGCAGAACTTACAGATTCGGTTATTGAGAACTTAACTGAACAGGCACATAAAGCAAATATTACGTTGGCTATGGCAGTTCAATGGTCTGCCAAGAAGGGTTATCAAGGATTTAAAGCAGATTGGTACTTGAAAGACCAACAGCCACAGCAAGTAAGAAATGCCAATTATCAATCTTCGCAACAACAAACCATCTCAGAGCAAGCTAAGTGGGACGAGTTCCTAAATGGTGGCTCAACCTTTTGGGATGTCACACCAAAAAAGCCGTTACTGATTGAGGGGGTGGGTCATGCGTGAGTTCACCTTTGAAGACGCTTTACGTCTGATTACTAAAATGCGTGGGTTTTATGGAAAGAAATTCACTGATCAATGGGCAGGTGTAGACCCGAAAGATATCGCTGAATCAATGGTTGAGTGCTTTCAAGGACTAACTGCAGAAGATTTCAAACGTGGTGTAACCAAGATGATGAAATCAACGTTCTGTCCATCAATTCCAGAGTTTAGATCATGGTGTGAGCCTAAAGCATCTGATTGGTTAGATGCACATGAAGCTTGGGCAATAGCTAAAAACTCAATCGAACATGGCACTGGTCGTGAAATGACAGTGGTGTGGACTGAGCAATCTGCTAAAGCATTCGAGAAGTGTGCTGACTTGGTTGCAACCGGTGACAAGTTCCAACTGGCAGAAGCTAAAAAAATCTTTGTGTCTATCTACGAACGCTTAGTGACAGAAGCAAAGGACCAAGGATTAAAACCTGTCTACAACGTGAGCTTAGGTGTAGATCCAGATCAGCGCATTACTGCAATCAAACAAGCAGAGGTTGCAGGCTTCCTCTCTACTCAAGAAACACAGCTTCAACTTGAACACAAGCAAACCAAGGAAGAGCAGCAGGCTGATAACGAGCGATACAAAACGATTGCACAGAAAGCAATTGCGGAGTTACGCGAAAAACTAAAGATCCAAGCACCAGTCAACAAAATGGCTGAGGAAATTAAACAAGTTCAAGAATGGGAACTAAAACCAGACTCAGAATATTGGGCAGACCCATTTGATCAAAAAGAACAGTACATCGAAAGCTTAAGAGCAGAAGGCAAGCCAGTACCTTTTGCTTTACGAGGTGCGGCATGACACTAACAGAAATTAAATTCCGATTAATCACAATCGCGGAAAAAAGAAAGCGTCCTTACTTCGACATGATCGTGGTTAAAGAAGTACATGAGGCATTCAAAAACAATACCTACCACGAATTAAAAAATTACGTGCTTGCTGAAATGGAAGTTTCGATTTTGAACATGGTGGAGCTAGGCAGATGAACTACAAGGAAATGATGGCATTGCGTTGTGCTTACAACCATGGATTAAAGACTGCTGAAACAAGAGCAGCTGCATGTTTGTACGTAAAACTTAGAAGAGCTGGCCTGTTAGAGCAGTTCAAGACCCAACAAGAAGGGGCTAAATCATGAGAATAACTGAACAACAGCTAGAAGCAATTCAAAACAAGCGAAATAACGCACAAAAAGGCACATTACAGCGCGATAAAAGTAAAAGTGATGCAAGGGTACTAGGAAGATTAAAACAAGGCGCTATGAACAAAACAGAGCGTAAATACAGCGACTACCTAGAAAGCAAAAGAATGAAAGGTGAAATCCTTTGGTTCAAGTTTGACTGTATCAACCTGCGTTTAGCTGAAAAGACGTTTTATAAGCCTGATTTTTTCGTACTTACAAGTGATTTTGAGTTGCAAGTACATGAGGTCAAAGGCCATTGGGAAGATGATGCGCTAGTAAAGATCAAAGTAGCTGCTGAATTGTATCCATTTTCATTTAAATCCGTGCATTGGAATGCGAAAAACAATGCATGGGATGTAAGACATTTTTAGGAGCGTGAGAGGTGAATATGCGTGTTGATAGTACAGCTTTTACAGACAACCCTCGCGCACGCGCGCGTTTTCTCGAAACTAAGAAAAAAGCCAAAGAATTCTTGCGCCAACGCCGAGGTTATAAGCGTCCAGACTTCAACCGCATGATTCTAGATTTACGCAACCTTGGATGGTCACACGAAAAGATTGCATACGTCCTTGATGTGTCGGGTGGCAGCACTGTTTCTTCTTGGTCTACTGGATCCATTCCAGAGTACATACACGGTGAGCAATTCATCATGTTGTGGCAAGAGCAAACAGGCTTACAGCGCGTACCACGTGAAGGCGAGTGGCAAACATATAAATACGATATAGGGCAGCTTGATCTACTTGAAACTTTAGATGTGTTCGCTGCTCAGTTAGATGAGGAATTACAACAATGAAACGATTAAACGTATTAGTCGCATGTGAATACTCTGGCCGTGTTCGTGATGCTTTTGCCGCTCTTGGTCATAATGCTATGTCTTGCGATCTACTCCCGACTGAAGCACCAGGGAATCATTATCAAGGTGATGTTCGTGATGTTTTGTATAAAGGTTGGGATCTCATTGTTGCTCATCCTCCTTGCACCTTTCTATCTGTAGCTGGCAATCGTTGGTTTAACGTTGATAGGTATGGGGAGAAAGCAATTACCCGGATGAAAAATCGCGAGCAAGCAATTGCATTTTTCAATTTGTTTACTGATCTGGAGTGCGAAAAGGTAGCAATTGAGAATCCAATTGGATGCATGAGCAAAATCTATCAAAAGCCTTCACAAGTAATTCATCCCTACATGTTTGGTGATCCTGAGCGTAAAGCTACATGCTTATGGTTAAAGGGATTACCAGCTTTACAAGCAACCAATGTGGTTGAGCCAAATATTGTGAAGTACAAAAACGGCAAAGGGACGGATAGTCCTTGGCATTTAGACACGTTAAAGCTGCCAGCAGAAGAACGCAGAAAAGCGAGAAGCTTAACTTTTCAAGGCATTGCAGATGCTATGGCAATGCAATGGGGTGGAGACGTGCGTCATTTAGGTTTGAGGGAAGCGGTATGAAACCAGAACAGTTTATTCGTGAGTTCGGGCCTAACACTTTCAGAATATCAATGTCATTTGTCAACACTGCTAAGTATTTGGTGGTTCATGAAGGTGAAATTGATTTTACAGATGAAATCAAGCCTCACCATGGCGATCGTGTATTTGAGCGTGATGTGGTTAAGCGTCTGGTGGAGTCGGTTGAGCTAATCAACTTGTTTGGCAGCATCAAGATAGCAAAAGACAAAGTGAAGATGGCTGATTTTAATGGATTCTTACTTGTCTCAGTTCCAATCGAAAACGGCTTGGCAGATGTCTATATCCATAAAGTAGAACAAGCCATCCGCGACCACGAATCAATATACGGAGGCGGGGATGAGTAATAAAAAAGACACTCCAGATGGCGCTACACACTTCTTTACTTCGTTGGGTGGTCAAACAAGATTCTTCAAAATAGAAAGCGGCAATCTAATGTGTTGGTACGAAGAACTAGGCGCTTGGAAACATCCGGCAGCTTCTAATTGGCTTATGAAAAATATAAAGGTGATTCCGTGAGTAGTAGAAAAATTAGATCAGAACTCAAGAAGAAAGGGATTCCCGCAGAAGTTCATTGGGAATACATGTCTGATTGTTATGGTGGTGGTGGTGCTTACTTTATTGACATAGACGCCGATACTGAAAACAAACTCTTAGATGCGGACCCTGATTGTGAGCCACAACTCGATGTTGGGTATGCAGAGAGCCTTGAAGAAGCTTTGGAGTTTATTGATCAATTGCCAAGTTTAAAAGGAGCCAGCCATGCGTGATTTTAAAGAGTTTGAACGTGGTGACTGGGTTGTCTTTGATACTTCAAAGCCATATTGCCGTTTACTGCCACCTTGCTTAATGAAATTTATTCAGATTGAAGACGGTGATGCTGTAGTTGAATCACAAGGCCGATGGAGCTTAGTAAGCCTGGCTGCGTTAAAACCTGCGTCAGAAGATGACATTGAAGCAGGCCACCGCATTGATAAACCCTCGAATTCAAGGGAATTAGAAATCCTAGACAAGCCAGAAAACCACATTTCGCCTAACTGCAAAGTAACTGAGGCGCACATTAACGAGGCTGACAAGCTCAATAGATTGGGGTGAAGAATGGATAAGTGTAGAGAAGAGTTTGAGAAGCAAAAGTACTGGATTGGGCTATTTAGAGCAGATGTCGACTTTGATATGACTCTTGGGAAATTTGGAAGATATGTTTCAAATGGTTCAAGAAGAATTGATGCAATGTACTTGGAGTCATTTAACGAAAAGTGGGAAGCATGGGCCAATGCATGGCAGCACCAGCAAGCGAAAGTGGAGGAGCTGCAAAAGCAATTAAGTGAATACATATTTGTATCGGAAACGCTTGATGAAATGTATGTGAAAGAAGTCCAGAAAAGTGACGAGCTGCAAAAGCGGGTGGATGCGGCACTAAAACTAATCGAATCATGGAATGAAATTGCTTTTGATAAAACCACTCATTGGACAGAAGGTTATGAAGAAGGGTGTTACCACTGTGCAGCGCAGTTAGAGCAAGCGCTCAAGGGGGAAGGATGCCAATAACTTACCTAGACCAAAGAAATCATTATGTCTGGACTACCTTGTCACCAAAGTTCATTGCGCCATATTGCTGCAATGTTTGCTCTGAAACGATTCTGAAAGAAGGCAGTTGGCTTTGCGATTATCCAGTTAATGGAAAAACTTGTGATGGTGTGCTTTGCAATGTTCATGCATACAAGATTGCAGAGCAAGTGCCAATGAAGGATGAAGACGGCAACTTTGTTGATGATGTGCATGTTTGCCCAGCTCACTATGAAGAATGGAAAAGACTAGGACAACCAAAGTTTTGGGAGCGTGACAAATGACCACATTCAAAGAGGCTCAAAACTTTGGCATAATGCACCAAAGGAGATAAAGAATGATTGAAGAATTATACAGTTGGGTAGTATTTATTTGGGAGTTACTTGGGAAAAGCCAGATACAAACATTTATAGCTATAGTTGCATTTTGGTTGGCTTATAAAGGCTACTTAAGGGTATTGGAGCAAATAAAACTTTCGAATTCTCAAGAAATCGAATCATATGAGCAAAGGAATTATGAGTTAAAAATTGAAGTTATGAGTATGTTTCTCCAAATCATAGATACCCTGCATACTCAAGTGAACGATTTAATTGAACTAAAAAACGCGGCAGAAAACACCCCAACTGAAAATTTAAGTGAAGAAGAAAAGCAAGATATGATAGAGATCCTAGGCATGTTGGAGAGCAAGATATCAGAAACCCAACAATTGCAAAGCCTCATGAGTGAAACTTCTAAAAACTTAAATAAAGTAGCTAAGTTTGATTATAAAAAGTATAGGGAGAAACTAAATGATATTTATGAAGCATTGTTTGCTTCTCTTCATAGGTCACACGAGATATCAATTTTAAAAACTAAATATCTAAAAGAAGATTAGCGGCTCAATCACCCAACAAACCCCAACTTAATAAACACAACACTAGCCCTATTCACAACGAATGGGGCTTTTTCATGGCTGCGAATAAACGAGAAATTAAAACACCGGGTGTGACTGCTGAGACGAATCAAGAACAACAAGCACAAACACCAGATACAAACCAAGACACTTCAACTAAAGATCAGGCTGATGCTGCTTTAGGTCATATCACAGGTGGTGATGATCAAAACACAGGTGAAACTGGTCCAACTCAAGAAGAACTATTGCGCCAAGAGTTAGAGCAAATGCGTGCCCAACTTGACGAGCTAAAGAAGTCTACGCAACCAGAAGCGCCAAGTGCCGCTGGTGCAGTACAGCCTAAAAAACGCATTCCTGTTTTGACTGAAAAGGGCTGGTCAACTAAGGAGGCGGACTAATGTGCGGAGGCGGATTAGGAAAAATCCTTTCATCTGTGACTGACATGGTTGGACTTACAGATACCAAAGGCGCTTCAAAAGGTTTTGATGCAGAAGCAGCAGATGCAGCTGCTAAAAACCAAGCTCAATTAGATGCAAATGCAGCAACGGCAGAGCGTCGTAAACGTAATGCTTCAACTGTTTTGGCGTCTGCTACAGACAACCAAAAGAAAACAACTTTAGGCGGCTGATATGAGTGAGCTAGTAGCAAGGTTATGCAAACGCTTAAGCGAGCTTAAAGCAGCGCGAAACCGCTTAGAACCGCATTGGTCTGAGTGCTATCGCTATGCGGCCCCTGAGCGTCAGCAATCGTTTATAGGTGATGATGTAACAGATACACGTAAGACACAACGAGCTGAGCTATTAGATTCAACACTATCAGAAGCAACGCAATTACTTGTATCGAGCATCATTTCAGGAACCACGCCAGCTAATGCGCTGTGGTTTAAAGCTGTGCCGAATGGTGTTGATGATCCAGCCGAACTTACAGACGGTGAAAAGTGGCTAGATGAAGTATGTCAATTCATTTGGCGCAACATTCACGGTGCTAACTACGATAGCGAAATCTTTGATTTAGTTCTCGACTGTGTGGTTGCGGGTTGGGGCGTAATGTATGCCGATGTAGATCGTCATGCAGGTGGAGGCTATGTATTCCAGACATGGGATATCGGGCAATGCTATCTAGCTTCAACACGTCAAGATCAGAAAGTTGACACACTCTATCGTGAATATGAAATGACGATGGCCGCGTTAGTCAATGAGTATGGCGAAAACAAGGTCAGTGAGAAGGTCCGCAACACTTACAAGTCTAAACCAGATTGCAAGGTTAAGGTCTTGTGGGTAGTTGAGCCGCGTAAAACTGGCTACATCAAAGGTGATCGTCAGTTGATGCCGAAGGAAATGCCTTTTGCGTCATATCACGTTGAAGTTGATGAAAAAATTATTTTACGTGAGACAGGCTACAACGAATTTCCTTTTGTAATTCCACGCTTTAGAAAGATTCCACATTCAGTTTATGGGACTGGTCAAGTCTCCATTGCTTTGCCGGACGCTAAAACAGCTAACAAGTTAATGCGTGACACATTGCGTAGTGCCGAAATCTCAACTCTAGGCATGTATGCAGGCGTTGATGATGGCACGTTTAACCCCCGTACAGTGCGCTTAGGTGGCGGGAAAATCATTGTCGTTAATGATGTGAACTCATTGAAGCGCATTGATGACGGCAAGGGTTATCAAGTTGGCGTTGATTTGTTAGCTCATCTTCAAGGTGCAATCCGTAAAAAGATGATGGCAGATCAGTTGCAGCCTGCCGATGGTCCGGCAATGACAGCAACCGAAGTGCATGTACGTGTTGACTTAATTCGTCAGCAATTAGGACCGCTGTATGGTCGTTGGCAAGCTGAATTATTAACGCCTTTGTTAGAACGTACTTTTGGGCTTGCGTATCGTGCTGGCGTGATTGGTGAAGCACCAGAAGAAATGCAAGGCCGCAATCTGTCATTCAAGTTTATTTCCGCTTTGGCTCGGTCACAGCAATTGGAAGAAGTCACAGCAATTGAGCGCTTCTTGCAAGGCCTTTCATCAGTAGCAGAGTTAGACCCTTCAATCCTAGACAACGTAGATATGGATGCCGTAGCGCAAGTTTCAGGCATGGGCTTAGGTGTGCCTACAGCAATTCTACGTACTCAAGATCAGATCGATGCAATCCGTAAGCAGCGTCAAGAAGCACAGCAACAAGCTGCACAACAAGAACAAGAGCAGGCTCTAGCACAACCACTCGCCAATGCAGTTGGTAAGGGCCTTGAGTCTGAATTAACTAGTGAGACACGACAATGATTAATGTCCTTTTTGTAATTGCAGTTCTGGCCTTTATCGTGGCTGCTGCATTTGCCATAGCTTACAAAGTTCGTGGTGAGGATTGGGAAGAAAAATATTGGGCTGAGAACCGATTGCACTTAGATACCACCATTCAATTGGCTAAGTCACAAGAGGAATTAGATAAAGCCATTTCACGCATTCAGCAGCTTGAAGAAAGCCTCCGCAACAAGGAACAGAAGCCCGAAGAAGTTGGAACTTTTGTTCAACACAGAGCATTGCGCCCAGCAACACCAGAGACATACCGAGTCGTGTTTGATCTGGATCTGAACGGGCAACGCATTCTTGAGCATCTGACCCAAAAGTATTGCCGCAATGCCTTCTCAAATACAGACCGTGAAACCAATTACAAGCTTGGTCAACAAAGCGTTGTGGCTGGAATCATCAATGAAATCAACAAAGCAAATGACCCAAATTACAGTGAGGTAGAGAACGATGCTTAATGAACAACAAGAGACAAACACAGAAAACGTTCAAGCAACTGAACAAACTCAAACAACACCTGTGGATACAGCAACGCCACCAGTTGAGAGCCAAACTCAAGAGCAGAAACAGCCAGAAGCTGAAACAGAAACCAAGCCAAATATTCCTGAGTCTGCGGATGATTACAAAGTGGAGCTGGAAGGCTTTGATTTCGATGCATTCAAATCTAATGAAGATAACAAGGCTTTTTTAGAAAGTGCTCATCAAGCTGGGCTAACTAATGAGCAAATGTCGGTGGTGATGAAGGCTTATGACCAGCACACAGCCGTGCAAGTAGAAGCACTTCAACAGGATTGGGGTAACGATTACGAAGCAAACTTACGTTTCGCTAATCAAGCAATTCAAGCGGCTGGGCTTCAAGTTGCAGACGTTGACTCTCCAACATTCGGTATTCGTCTTGCTGCCTACTTTGGCAAGGCATTACAAGAAGATATGCCGCCTCAAAACACCCAACAAAGCGGTGCCGAGAACATTCAAGAATTGACAGCATCAGAGGCGTACATGAATGAAAGTCATCCTGACCATAAGCGTGTTTATGCCCAAGTTCAAAGTTATTACCAAAAGACATATGGCTAGGGGGCTAACCAATGGCGAATGAAAATAAAATCACGGCAGCGTTTGTAATTCAGTATCACGATACTTATGAAATTGCAGCAATGCAAAATGAGTCTCGATTGCTGAAGACTGCTGTAAACCGTGGAAAAATTCAGGGTGAATCATTCACTATCAATGATATGGGACAGGTTGAAATGTCTCCATCTGGTAACCGTTTCGGTGATACCACTTGGACCATTCCAGATGCAGGTGTACGTACTGCATTAATGGCAGATTATGACTTGTTCATCCCAATTGAAAGCCGTGATTTACCAAAACTTAAAGCTGTACCAACAGATAAATACATGAAGAACTTGATTAATGCGCGTAACCGCAAAATCGATGACATCATTTATCAAGCGCTTGTTGGTGGCGTAACACGTACAACTGTAAACGATGCTGGTGTGAAGTCTACTGCTACTGTGAACTTGCCGGCTGGTCAGGTCATTCTTTCGGGTTTCGGGACTTTGAAACAGCAAATCATCAAAGCTAAGTCAATCTTCCGTGCAAACGAATGTGATGAGCATAACGGTGAAACGCTGAACATCATTTACACCGCTTCAATGCTTGAAGATATCTTAGGTGATACTACCTTAACATCTGCTGATTTTATGGCAGTGAAGATGCTTCAAGAAGGTGCTGTAGCTGGTAAGTGGTTAGGTGTGAACTGGATCCCTTACGAAAAACTTAACAATGGCGCTGGTGGTGCTACCGAAAAACGTACGGTGATGTATACAAGCTCAGCCGTTCATTTTGGTGATGCTGATATTACTGGCTTCGACATTTCAAAACGTCCGGACAAAAAGAACATTTCACAAGTAGGTGGTGTTCATTCATTTGCGGCTGGTCGTGCAAACGAGCAAAAAGTAGTTGCTATCGATTACTTAGTGTAAGTGCTTTCACCCCACTGTTAGGGCAGGCGGTGGGGTGCTTTTTTTAACAAAGTAAATGTAGCGAAAGGAATAACAATGAGTAATGTTGAAGAGTTAAAAGAGGAGCTACTTGGACAGTTAGAATCAGTAGCGAACTTTATGCGTGGCATGGGGCTTGACCCAAGAATTCCAAATGATACTAAGCAAGCATTAAGCAAGCGCGCTCGTGATATTGATGAGTTGGTAGAAAAGTATTTGGAAGAATGATTTAACACCCAACAAAACACATCAAAACCCCGAAGAAACTATCCAAAAAGCTTCGGGGTTTTCTTATGTCTGTATCTAAAGTCACCATTTGCAATAACGCATTGAGCATGATTGGTGGGCAGCAAATTGCAAGTTTTGAGGAAGACTCAAAATTAGCTCAAACGTGCCGTAATATTTATGACACTACACGTTTATCAATACTGCGCTCACATCCTTGGTCGTGCGCCAAAAAACGGCAAATCTTATCTCCAATCTCCACCTATCCAAGTTTTGGCTATGCTCATGCATTCCCACTACCTAGTGATTACGTTCTGATTATTTCGGCTAACACTGAACGTTATGAAGTCGAGAACCGATATATCTTGGCCGACACCGAAGTAGTCTATCTTGAATATGTTTTTGACAACGACAACGAGCAGACTTGGGATGCAATGTTAGTTGAAGCCATGACGTACAAAATGGCATCTAAGCTTTGCAAGCCAATCACAGGAAGTGATGCGGCTGGTCAATCTGCAGAAGCACAATTCCAGTTTTTGATTAAGCAAGCACGTACCGTGAATGGTCAGGAGCGACCAAGCCAAGACGTTCAATACGCAGAATCAAGTTACTATTGGGAGCGCTTCTAATGAGACAGTGGATCCTAAAAAATAACCTGAGTTCTGGTGAGTTAAGCCCGTTACTTTGGACGCGCACAGACATTCAGCAATATGCAAACGGTGCCAAAAAATTGCTTAATGCATTGCCTTTGGTTGAAGGTGGAGCAAAGAAACGACCAGGCACAAAGTTCCGTTCTATTTTTGCAGGTGCATTACGTTTAATTCCGTTTATTGCAAACTCAGAAAACACCTATTTGCTTATCCTTGGTGTGTCTTTCCTCAAGGTTTACAACCCAAGAACGTATGCAGTTGTTTATGAAACTGTGACACCTTACAACACGGCCCAAAAAGTGCGTGAAGTACAGTATGCGCACACTAAATACCGCATGTATTTCGTTCAAGGTGATACACCTGTACAGCGTTTACTTTGTTCTGCTGACTTTACTAACTGGCAATTTGCGGCTTTTACCTTTGGTGTGAACCCTAATGATGAGTTGGGCAGCACTCCAAACGTAGCTTTATCTCCATCCGGTACAGAAGTTGGGAAAGTTATTTCCTTAACTGCTTCATCATTCCCAAACTGGTCAAATACTGAGACTTACTTAACTGGTGACCGGGTTATTCACAATAGTAAGACTTGGCGAGCAACCGCAGACAATAAGGGAGTAGAGCCTTCTGCAACTACACCAGAATGGGAAGAAGTAACTAACGAAGCAGCAAACGTTTTTACACCTGCAAGTGTTGGGTCAATTGTTGAAATTAATGGCGGCCAAGTGAAAATCACGGAATATGTGGATCCATCCCGTGTGAATGGTGAAGTTCTGGTAAAACTTACATCCGATGTTCAGGCAATTGCTAAATCTTGGGTTTTAAAAAGTATCGCATTTAGTGCTGAGGCAGGCTATCCAAAGGCAGTGTGCTTCTTTAAACAGCGCTTAGTATTTGCCAATACGAAAACAAGCCCTAATCAGATGTGGTTTAGTCGCATTGGTGACGATGGCAACTTCTTGGAGACAACTCAAGATGCAGATGCATTTAGCATTGCTTCAAGCTCAGCTCAATCTGACAATATTTTGCACCTGTCACAGCGTGGTGGTGTAGTAGCATTAACTGGTGGTGCTGAGTTCTTAATTAACTCTCAAGGCCCTTTAACACCAGCTTCAGCACAGATTGATGAGCATACTTCTTATGGTGTTCAAGCAAATGTTAAGCCGTGCCGCGTAGGTAATGAGCTTCTCTTTGTACAACGTGGTGGTGAGCGTTTACGTGCAATGTCATACCGTTATGAAGTTGATGGCCTTGTCTCGCCTGAATTGTCACAAATTGCCCCACACATACCTGAAAACCATGCAGGTATTAAAGAATTAACCTTCCAGCAGACACCAAACTCTATTGTATGGATTGTTATGGGTGATGGTGCAGTCTCAAGTATCACACTAAACCGTGATCAGGAAATGAATGCTTGGTCTCAGCATGATTTTGGTGGTCAGGTTTTATCAATTTGCGCCTTGCCAACGGGCTTAGGTGAGGACCAGTGTTTCATGCTTACTAATCGCAATGGCTCTACAGTTTTGGAAGAGTTTAGCGAGTCTGCACAAAGTGATTGTGAATTTGATATCAACGTTACTAATGGCGTTGGCTCTATTTTAAATCTTGATATTCAGGTTTTAGATAATCCACTGGTTAATTTTAATAATACGGATGGATATTTCTATTCAACTTACACAATTGATGGCACCAACATTAAGCTATCTAACACTGATCTAACCCAAACAGTACACCTTGGCCAACCATTTAAAACTGAAATCGACCTATTGCCACCAGACTTTAGCCAAGTGCCAACAACTGCAATGTTTCATAAGATTCAGGTGCATGAAATGGCTATCTTTCTGAATGCATCAGTCGGTGGATATATCAACGGGCAGGAACTATCTACCAAGTATTACAACCAATCAGCGTTCGTAAACTTGCCTTACACTGGCTATGTAGTCGATTCATTTGTTGGATGGCAATCATTGCATGAACTTGAGGTCAAGATAACACACGACAAACCTATGCCTTTACACATGCAAAGTATATCTATGTTGGTATCAATTAATGAGAAATGAGATGCAAGTACGGGCAGCAAACCTAAATGATTTAGATACGCTTGTTGATTTCGGCAAGCGTCTCACTAAAGAATCGCCAATCTTTTCAAAACAAGGATTTGATGAGCAAAGCGCATCTGATCTATTCGAATATTTAATTAAAAAACATAACTCAATTTTTCTAGCCCTAGATGAATATCAAAATCCAGTTGGCACAGTCATTGGTGTTATTGAAACGGACTGGCGAACAGGGCACAAACTAGCTTTTGAACAAGGCGTTTATGTTCTTCCTGAGTACCGTAAATCTAACATTGCCAAGCTCTTAGTGAATACTTTCATTGGGTGGGCACAGCTTAAGAATGCTGACCGTATCCAGATTGGAACCATGACAGGCATCCATGCAGATAAAACAGTAAAACTCTATGAAAGCTTGGGGTTCAACTTGATTGGCTATGTTCTTGAGATGGAGGTTTAAGCATGTGCAAAGGTGGTGCTATTTCTTCGGGCCTTGAAGCTGTTGGCAATATCTCAAATGCGCTTATGGCAGACGCTACAGCTAAGGGTAATGCAAAAACAATTCAATCCGTTTCCAAAGTTCAAAGCAAAAAGATTAAAGAACAAGGGCAGCGAGACGCATCAAGTGCTATGGCTGCGGCTGCTGAAAATGGCTTGGATGTAAATGTAGGTGCGCCAGTTGTAATTAGTGATGAGATTATCTCAGATGCTTCTTACAACGCATTATTAAACCAACTGCAAGCGGGCTATGCGGCTGCGGATGTTCGTCGACAAGGCAAGGCACAGCGCAATAATTACGGCATGAAGGCGGCAAGTAACATCATTGATACTGCTGCTCAAGCTTATGGGTGGAAATAATGCGTATTCCTATTTCTCGTGGTCGTGAAGCACCACAAGCTCAAATGCAATCGTTTACGCCTAACACTGGCTTAGCCGAAATTGGACGTTCTATTGGTGGGGCAATACAGGCACGTGACGACCAGCAGCGTCAGCAAGAGGTTACAGCCAAAAACTTAGAGCTTTATAGCAACCAACTTGCAGAAAAAGAAGGTAAGTTAAAGCTTGATGAATCATTATCTACAGACTTCAATGATAAAGTGGTGGACATTAAAAACCGCCTTGGTAATGGTGTAATCACTACACAGCAAGCCGATGAAGAACTTAACACTTGGTCGAATGCTAAGTTTTCTGAACTACAAAACAGCTTGCCGGGCCACGCTCAGGAAGATTTAAAAAAATACTGGGACAGCAATGTAACGCGCCAACGTACTTCGTTCTTGCCTTTACAATTACGTGCAGATGAGCAAAAGGGTGGTGTACTAGCTGATCGGTTCTTCGATGTGGCAACACGTATGGAACGTGAAGCAGGCAAAGAATATCTTTTAAAAAACATTGTTGGCTTGCCATTGTCGGAAGCTCAGAAAAGTGAGCTCACAAATAAATACGAGACAACACGTGACATTACGGATATTAACTCGCGTATCACAACAGCAATTGCACAAAACAGTGTTGAAGGGCTCCAAGAAGTTGCGACTGGTCTAAAAGACTATAAGTTTATTGATGGGGCGGCAGTTCAAAAATTTCAGACTGAAATCCAAAGTAAGATCACTACATTGCAACAACGTCAGCAGGTTCAAGAGAACAAGCGTATTAACGAAGCTGAAAAGGTCGTTAATGAGTTTATTCAAAGTACCTTGACAGGTCGTCCACTTGATTTGAAATATCAAAACGATGTCGAACAGGCAGTTAAAGGTACGCCTTCTGAGGCTGAATACCAGTTTTATAAAAAACAATCTGCTGATTTCATGCGGTTTCAAGGCCTAACCACTGATCAACAACTTGCAGAGATCAATAGTCGTAAGGCAAAGATGAAGAATAGCTCATCCGCCGATCCGGTAGCGGAAAATAAAATCTTGGCGACCTATCAAAGCATTTACGACAACAAGCTTAAAACTGCTAAGGAAAACCCGACTCAGGCATTGCGTGAAAAAGGTATTGAGCTACCGGAAGTAAACCCATTAACACTAAAAGTTAATCCAAGTGACTTTGCTAAAAACATTGTGACCATTGGTTCTTATCAAGTAGCACAGCGTGATAAGGACCCAAATGCAACAATTAAACCTATTCCTAATGAAGCGCTACCAGCTGCAAAGCAAGCATGGGAAGAAGCAACCGTAGATCAAAAACTAAACCTAATTAGTTCTATGATTGCTCAAACCAAAGGAGTGAAAAATGGTGCAAAGATTTGGGGCGAAGCGTTAGGGCAGTTAGGCAATGGTGATCAGGCTTACCAAATGGCAGGCTATGCGCGTGCAAATAATTTTCGTTCTGACGCTGGGTTAGATGTAGCAACAGCAATCGTTGCAGGTAAGCAGGCGCTTAAGAATAAGCAAATGATTCAGCCTAAAGATGCTTTGTTAAAAGAAAAATTTAACAAATACGTTGGTCAGTCTGTATCTGGTGAAACAGCTAATCTTAACTATGCTGCTTTCCAAGCTATCTACGCATACTTAACTGAAGCACGTGGGCAAACACATAAAGATGCGGATGAATACAAAGAAGATATCGGACGTACTGCATTAGGCCTTGCAACAGGTGGAGTTTATACACAAAGTGGCCGATTCAAGGATTATACAAATCAGGGTATTTCAGACTGGAAAGTATCTAAACCTTATGGAATGACTGACGCAACTTTTGAAGCAAAAATTCAAAAGGGTTATGCAGATATTTCTAAAGCTACAGGTATGTCAGTAAACGACTTAGACAACTTCCGGTTGGCTCGTTCACCAACCAAAGCAGCCAATGGTGATTTGATGTATGACTTAATCAATGAGCGTGGCCGTCCTCTCGTTGTTAAAGGGAATGTTTGGCGCATCCGCATGAATGGGGTAGATAAATAATGAGTAACTGGTTATCAGATTTATCTAGCGAAAACCAACAGGACTTTGAGAAGCTCAATAGTCAGGGGTTACAGCATCCAGATACTCGGGCAAATGATCCGGGTGTCTTCGATGGCGCTATCTCTTCACCTTTTCGCGGCATGGCAATTGGTCTTAACAAAGTTGGTGATGCAATTTCGGCACCGATTGATGCCGTCGTAGACCGTGTTAGCTATAGTCTGAAAGACGTTTCTACAAACGAATTTATTGAACCGTATGAAGAGTTCAAGGCTAAGCGTGAAAAGGCGCGTGACAATCTGGTTTATGGAACTATTGCTGACCTAGAAGACAAAGACAATACAGGCATTGTCGGCAATATCGGTGTTGGTGTTGGTGATTATCTCTGGCGTGGTACGCTGGGTGTAGCAACAAGTGGCACTTTAGGCGCAGCCACTTTAACAGGTGGTTCAACTGGTAATTATGTTTACACTGATTTAACCCGTAAAGACGTAGATGAAAATACTGCCTTAAAAGTGGCTGGTGTGAATGCTGTGGGCGATGCGATTGGTACAGCCTTGCCTATTGGCTATGGCTTCAAAGGTTCAGGTGGTTTAGTTGCCGATGCTGCATTGTCAGTTGGTGGGGCCACTGGCTTAAACACTGGTATGCAATATGCAAGTGAGCAGCTTCTAAAATCTAATGGCTATGATAAGCAGGCTAAACAATATGAAGTTACAGGCGAATCTGTGGCTACTGACTTATTTATTAACTCATTAATGTTTGGTGGTGCACGTTACTTAGGTTCCCGTCAAAATAAACTAGACCAAGACGTTGACGCTGAAATTAACCAGCTTAATTCAGATGATTTTGAAACCCGTAATGATGCGTTAAATGATGCTCTGGTCAAAAATAGCTTTGAGTTTGAAGACACAACTTTACCAGTTCGAACTACAGATCCAGTTCAGCAAAACAAGCACTATCAAAACCTAGATGCTGCTACGGAGCAAATCCTAAAAGGGCAGCCAGTTAGTGTGCCTAACACGGTGCAAGGAGAGCCACGTAGAAACACGATTGATTATGCTACTAGCTCATTACCTACTAATGCCAAACAAATCGCACTACGCGCAAAACAAGACGGTATCGACCCTAGTGTTGCATTGACGATAAGTCATATTGAGACAGGCGGCAAATTTAATCATACAGCACAAAACCCAACATCAAGCGCTTACGGCCTTTTCCAAGTCTTAGATGACTCTTGGAAAAACTTAGGCGGTAAAGACCGCAACAATGTTGATGAGCAAATCCGTATCGGCTTAAAGCACATTAAGCAGGCCAATAATTACATACGTAAAAACTTAGGTCGTGATCCGGTTGCACATGAGCAATATCTAGGTCACTTACTTGGACCAGGGGGGGCTGTCAAAGTTCTTAAAGCTGATCCTAGCCGCCCATTAATTGATGTAGTGCGTTCGTACGATGCTAAAAATGCCGATGCTATCGTTAAAAATAACGGTATGTCTGGCATGACAGTTGGCGAAGCTATTAACAAATGGCGCAGCAAATGGAACCAGTTAAGCTCACGATATGGCGGTGAAACAAGCACAGCCCATGGGATGGATGGTTCAAGCTATGATTTCGCTTATGAAGTGAAAGATTGGGCTGATTTAGTAGCATCTAACGACCAGTTATACGGTGTAAATCCGCTTTACCCAAGTGAACTACAGCCACGTGACCGAACCCGTGAAGCATCACGCCAGCAAATTGAACGCATGGCCGATGACTTAAAGCCTGAATTATTGGGCGAATCTCCAATGTTGTCAAACGGTGCACCAATCATTGGTCCCGATAATGTTGTCGAATCTGGCAACGGTCGAACATTGGCTATTGGCCGCGCTTATGACAATGGCCGGGCAGATGCATACCGCGAATTTGTTCAGAACTGGGCAAATAGTAGAGGCATGGATATATCCGGTTTAAATCAGCCTGTTTTAGTGCGTACACGTCTTAGTGATGTTGACCGTGTAGCTTTCTCCCGTTTAGCCAATGAAAGCGATGTAGCGCAATTCAGTGCAACTGAGCGTGCTATGAGTGATGTTGATCGTCTACCAGATTCAACACTACTAAAAATCAATAATGATGGTTCAATCAATATTGATGGCTCTATGGATTATGTCCGTAGTTTTGTAGATCAATTGCCACAGTCTGAGCGCGGATCAGTTATCACAAGTGATGGTCGCTTATCTCAAGAAGGTAAACGCCGAATTGAATCGGCAATCGTACAGCGTGCTTATGGTGATTCAAATCTTGTAACTCGGCTATCTGAAAACCTAGATGATGATAGTAAAAACGTTCTAAACGCCTTGCTCCGTGCGGCTCCGCAACTTTCACAGCTTAATGATTTAGTGAAACAAGGTGGACGCTTTGAGAACACTATTTCTCAAGACTTGGCGCAAGCTGCACAAAAGCTTACAGACTTAAAAGCAAATGGCTTACAGGTTCGTGACTATTTAAATCAAGGCCAACTTATTGATGATGGATTAAGTGATGGAGCAAGAAGATTTCTTGAGGTCTTTGATAATAACCGCAAGAGCGCAAAGGCGATTAGTGAATCCATTAACTCTGAGATTCAGGCTATTGAAAACATGGGTGACCCGCGACAAGGCTCGTTGTTTGGAGAAACACCAGAAGAACAAGCCGCGCTTGATGTGATTTTCTCAAATCCTGATCAACCGATTGCCGTAAGTCGCATTAATTCAATGGGCGAACCCGAAGAATTCACCATGACTTTACGTGATTATCACGCTGAACTTGAAGCAGAAATTAAGCAATCTGAGCAAGATATTTTAGCAGCACAAACCGCCTTGAACTGTGCTTTACAATTTGGAGCAGCATAAAAAATGAAAGAACAATGCAAACAAGCGGTAGCTAAAGCACTAGGTAAGCAATCCCTTACAGCTCAAGAAGCTACGGATATTGAAGCACGTATTAATGAAACGATGCGTAATCTTGCACGCAAAGATATTGATAAATGGCGCAATTTATCTGACTCAGAAAAAATGACAGAAGCTGCTAAACAAGTTGCTATCGATATTCAAGAACAGTTAAAGCGCAAGCATAAAATTGCTGCGAATAACATTCTTACACAGTCAAAAAATTTCACTAAGCTTGATCACCCTAAGCTCTCATCAATGGAAGTAATTGATCGCATGGTTGCACGGCATGGTGACATGTCAGGCATTCAGTCAATTAGTTCTAAAGCAGATGGTATAGCATCAATCTATCGTGGTGAGTTAATTGACTTCTACACCAACATTAAAGGCGGCTTGGGAATTTTCACAGATCAAGAGTTAGTACAAAAAATTGTTCGTGAGCGCTTTGGTGAAAACACTGGCGATGCATTAGCTAAAAAGATCAGTGACAAGATGGGTGATGTCTTCGAAACCATGCGTGACCGTTTTAACCGGAACGGTGGCGATATTGGGGATCTGGGCAATAAATTTGGATTACCTCAAACACATAACCTTGAGAAAATCGTGAAAGAGGGCAAGGAGCAATGGGTCAATGACGTGCTTCCTGATCAAGATGTAAGCATGTTCGTGCATGAGGATGGCTCATATTATTCACAGCAAGAAATACGCTCATTGCTTGAATATACCTATGACACTTTATCAAGTGATGGTGCAAATAAAATTGAAGTTGGACGACAAGCTACAGGTGGCGGCACATCCAAAGTAACTAATCGTCATGGGGAAAGTCGTGTACTGCATTTTAAGGATGCAGATGCTTGGCTGAGATACCAAAATAAATATGGTGGATTGCCATTGGTTGACTTGGTCGAAGCTCACATTAATGGCCTATCAAAAGATATTGCCATGGTTGAGAACTTAGGTAGCAATCCAAAAACAGCTTTAAAAATTTTGATGGATGCCGCAGCCAAAAAAGATTGGGAAAAGGGAATTGATGAGAATAAAACCAAAAGTAGTCGCAAGCGGATTGAAACTATGTTTGATGAGTTCAGTGGTGGTAACTCGCCACAGTCGCAAGTTCTTGCAAATTTAGGTACTTCATATCGCTCAATGAATATTTTCTCTATGCTTGGAGGAACTACCATTACTTCGATTACTGATCAGGCAACCATCGCTAAAACAGCTCATGTGCATGGTCTTTCATACCGTAAGGCATTTGGTGAGTTGCTGAGCCAACTTAACCCAGCGAATAAAGCAGATCGGGAACTAGCTCATAGTTTAGGATTAGCGACTGAGGAAATGTTGGGATCGATTGCTCGATGGTCAGATGATGGATTGACTTCCACGCATGGCATGACTGCAAAACTGGCTCGTATCTCTAGTGGGATAGCGACTCAGGTTATGCGAGCATCTTTTCTAAATGCACTTACAGCAGCATCAAAAGTTGGGTTCTCTAAGCTGTTAATGGAGAAATACGGCCGTTTAAGCCGTTCTAAAGCATGGAATGATTTAGACGCTCAAGACCGTGAATTGCTTTCAAACACTGGTTTAGATGAACGTGCATGGCAGGTTTTCCAATTGGCTGAACCAGTCGTGGACCGCGAAGGTAATCAGCTCATGTCAGCGCGTTCAATCTATGAAATTCCAGATGAAAAACTAACTTCATTTGGTGATCCAAAACAGGTGAAAGATCAAGTTGCCTCACAACTTCAAGCACATTTACTAGATGAGCAGGGCATGGCAGTAATTGAAGCAGGGCTTCGTGAAAAGACTCTAATAAATGTAGGTGCTAGAGGAACGATTACAGGTGAGATCTTTAGAGGGATTGTGCAGTTTAAATCGTTCTCTGCTGCATTCTTAATGCGTCATGGCAGCAGAATAATGGCTCAAGAAGGCTTAAAAGGCAAGGCGGCATATGCAATCCCTTTGTTTGTGATGACTACTTTACTTGGTGGGTTAGTAGTCCAATTAAAAGAGTTACTTAATGGCAATGATCCTCAAACCATGTGGGATAGTGACGACCCTAAAAAAGCAAGTAGTTTCTTTGTCAGGTCTGCTGTACAGGGAGGAGGACTATCATTCTTAGGCGATATTTTAGTTGCTGGTACTGATACTTCGGGACGAGATGCAAACTCATTTGTAGCTGGACCACTAGGCGGTGATTTTGAATCACTATTAAGTCTGACAGTTGGCAACTTAACTCAGTACAATGAAGGCAAGGACACCAATTTCGGCAACGAAGCATTCAAATTTGTGAAGGGTAAAGTTCCAGCGCAAAATTTATGGTATACAAAAGCAGCTATTAACCGTATGGTATTCGATGAAATGCAAGACACAATTGCACCTGGCTATCGTGAGAAGGCTTTACGCAAAGCAGAACGACAACAAGACCGAGAGCGTTTCTGGGGTGATGATGTTACCGATATTCGTGCACCTGACTTTGAGAAGGTAATAGAGTGATAAAAAAACTATGGGAAAAGGTAGTAAACTTTTATATTTATTCGTTATTTGCCGGACCTATTGCCCTAGTTTTATTAATGAGTGGTGATCAGGACTATATAGTAAATAAAATTTTAACTTTTTATTTTATGGGTGCTATGGCTTTAGCAATTATCCTTTGGCCAATCTTAGCTCTTATAGGCAGAAAGAAACGATCATAAAAATAAGGCTGCGTAATGCAGCCTTATTTGTTTTTGATTAACGACCACCTGGGCGACGATCAGCAGCACGATCACCACAAGATGAACCGTCTTTAGCAGATTGCCAGCTATGATCACATGAACCAGCAAAAGTCATAGTTGCAGGTAAAGCTAAAATAGCTGCAAGAATTAAAGTTTTCATTAAATGTACCCCTAGTTATTGTTTGCAAATTTGCTCACTAAGTATACATTTTAAGTTATTAATAATCTATGACTACCAAGTAGGACACCCAACAAACCCCAACCGAACCCCTTGTATATATGAACTATATGCGAGGGCTTTTTTATGCGTGATGATCAAACAAAAGAGTTAGAAGAACTCACTGAGAAAATGACTGATGACCTTATTCAAATTGCATATGCAGCAAGTGAATGTGGTTTTGAAACACCTGAGGATCGTGGCAATAAAGTATGGCTCTACAAGGGGCTGAACCAATGCGCCTCAGCTATCACAAAAGTCGAGCAAGTATTGGCATATCGTAGAGGAATATTGCCACCAGAAAGTAAGGACGAGGACACGCAAAAGAAACATGAACAAAATCTAATTAAAAAAGCAGAAGCAGAAGCAGATAAGCTTAGACAACGGATGAGCTGATGACTAAACCAAAGATCAGCTTTCTAGCCTTCTTTTTAATTTGGGCAGATATACAGGGTTGGAAGGTTCCAGACTTCCATGCCCTTGTTTGTATTTTCCTAGAAAACTTCTATATCAAGGGTCGTACTGCACTACTCATGATGCCCCGCGGGCATTCAAAATCTACAATACTTGATGTTTTCAATGCATGGGTTATTTACTGTTGGCCTGAAACGCAAATACTCCACCAAGGCACTACAGATGATGATGCTTATAAGTGTAGTAATGGGACTAAGTTAGTCTTAGAAAAACATCCTCTTTGTGTTGACAATCCAGAAGTCAAAAGAAAAAAAGGTGAAACGGAACGATGGTGGGTAGCTGGCACGGATGATGTCCGTTATGGGACCATGCTGGCTAAAGGAATTCTTTCAGGGGTAACAGGACACCGCGCGCATTTCATTCAAAACGATGACGTTGAAACACCAAAAACAACGGGGTCACCAGAAGCCCGTGAAAAACTTACCTACAGATTATCTGAACAAACACACATTGCCTTTCCAGGTGCAAAGAAGCTATGGATCGGTACACCACACTCACATGATTCTCTTTACGACAAGATTAAAAAACTACGTAAAGTAGATATATTGGTGCTCAAAATGTTTGAAAATGAAAAGCGCATTGAGAATGCATTAGCGGGCGGTAAATACCTTTTAGACTTTGAGCCAATACATGCTTTTGCTGGGATTGGGCAAGGGGCGAAATACCTTAGTAAAGGCCAAGACTACACTCTAAAAAAAGTAAATGATCTCTATGAAGTGACCTTGGCTAATGATCATTATGTAGCTGATTTCTATTCAGAAGGCATTTGGGCAGAACGATTTGATGCGGAAGAAATGGCATCACGCCGAGAGGAATGTAAAACCCTTAACGAGTGGGACTCTCAATATCAAATGCACGCTAAGCCTATTGGTGATGTGCGTTTAGATCCAGATAAGATCATAGCTTACAACTGTGAACCAGTTCTTAAACGAGCCAACAGAACCGCCATGTTTATGATTGGTGAGCGTCAAATTGTTGGTGCAACTTTCCGTTGGGATCCATCTTCAGGAAAGCTCAAGTCTGATATTTCATCTACTGCATTAGTCTTTCATGATGATATAGGTAATAAATATTGGCATAGATCGATAGCACTTAAGGGAGAAGTAATTGAAACCGATGCAGATGGGCGCGTGATAGGCGGACAAGTTTGGCAGCTATGCAACATCATCAAGGAATTCCATTTGTCTAAAGTCACTATTGAAACAAATGGTATCGGTAACTTCGCACCAGCAGCGTTAAAAGCTGCTCTAAAGACTCGTGGAATACGTTGTGGTGTAACAGAGCAGCATTCAACTAAATCCAAGAATAAACGCATTTTAGATGGTATTGAAGGGCCTTTAATTTCTGGTCTGCTATGGGCACATGTATCTGTACTTGAAGATGAGAACGGTGAAGATTCAGCACAAGTAAAACAGATGCGAGAATTTAATCCAGCCATTACTGATCAACCTGATGACTATTTAGACTCATTAGCCGGTGCAATTGTAGAAGCTCCTGAAAGAGTTGGAAAATCACTCAACCAAACAGACTATGAAGAAACGCCTAATTGGAGAACAAACGGTGGCGTACATGAAGCCGCCTTAGATTTCGAAAATTAGGGGTAGGCTATGTCAGTGCCAGTTCAAACGCCATCAAAAGAATATATCGCGAATGGAACAACAACTGCTTTTCCATTAGAGTTTAATTGTGATAAAGCAGAGTATTTAATTGTCACCCTTAATGGTGAGGAAGCGCCTGTAGGTTCATGGACATTGGCTAATGATACTGTCACCTTTAATGTAGCACCTCTAAATGGTGTGGTCGTTAATTTGGAAAGAAATACGCCATTTCAGCGCACCACTAATTACCAACTTTATGACAACTCATTTCGCCCTTCTGCTGTAAATAAAGACTTTGATTTAATCTGGTGGAAGCTTCAAGAACTTGGTTATCGTGATCAGGTTATTTGGCTTGCGCTTTTAAAAGAAATTGCAGATAGAATTTCTAATGATGAATCGATTTTAGAATATATAGACTCGCAAATTACAACATCTAAAAATGACTATATTCAACGCGATAATTTATTAAAATCTGACTATATAGAGCGAGATACAACTTTAAAAACTTATATAGATCAGATGATCGCTTTAGTTACTGGCAATCCTAGTTTTAATGGAATAACTACAGATTTTGTTTTACAAAACGGAAGAACCCAGCGTGAAATTAATGAACAATATTTGCATCTAACTGACTTTAAACATTTGGCTGTAGTCGGCTTGGCAGAGGGCTATGATTGGTCTGATGCAATTATTGCAGCTGAAGCTGAGGCATATAGCAGAAACATGGGGTTAAATATCCCAAGCGGTATTTACGGTTATTCAAAAAATATAACATTTCGTGTTCATGTCTTTGGTCAAGGCCAACACAATACACAACTAAAAAAACTCGCACCTGCAACAATCACTCTTCTGAATGGATCATTGCGTGATATTACGATTGGGGTAAAAACACCAGAGGAGCTTCTACCCGGCGATACAAGTGATGGTTTAGTGGCTGATGGTTTAGATCGAAAATATATTGAAAATGTTCTTGTTAATTACCACGGAGGTCGCGGCTTTGTTTATAAAAGAGGTAACTTGTCACGCTTCTTTCTGCGAAGTCGTGGAAATCTTAAACAAGGAATTTTCTTTGCTAAAGAGCCACTTACTGGTGACAATAAGTGTGTTGAGTTTTGGTTTGAATCCACTGGTAACTGGGAAAATGGTTTTGAAATTGAAGATTCAACGAATCAAAGGGATGTAAGTGGACAACACCGTGGATATTTAATAGCACAAAATAACGGTAGGTCAAATAAGCCCGATGCGAACTTTGATGCAGTTTTCACAGGAATTGGAAATGATATCACTGTTTATACAGAATATGGCTACGGAACATGGCATAAATCTGGATTAAAAGCATCTCGTATTTTTTATCAAAATATGAGTCACCCTCAGTTTAGAAATGATTCAAATAAATCAAATATTGTTTCATTTGCAGATAGTGCTCTGGGAAGCCGGACTACTCTGTATGAAATTTTCAACACTATTGAAATTCAAAATGCCAAAATGGTTGGGCAATTGGTTTTAACCCAGATTGGAGATAGGCAATTTTCACTTGATTGTACGGGCTCTACTGCCGATCAAGATTTAATTATTGGCGAAAAGCTAAAATTAAAGAAGGGTACAATGGAGTATCTTCGCGCTTACAACTTAGGAGCAACTTTGAATTTCGGTTCCGTTCCCGCAAATTCTAGTGTTGAGCGGCAAATTCCAATCGGGGTTTCATTGGCAAACTCAAGAGTCAATGTTAGTGCAACACCATCTAGTCCTTTACCCGATGGGCTTTTGTATAATTATTTTGTAAAACCAGACGACTTGTCAAACATAACGGTCAGGGTTAGAAATGTAACAAGTTCAGCAATCAATTCAGGAGGCGATATCGCTTGGCAAGCGCTAGTTCATCTTAGATAAAAATAAGAGAGTTATTACTCTCTTATTTTTTTGGGTAAAGTTATGATCAATTTTGAAAACTTAAACTTAGATATAATAAAGCAAAAAAATGTACATAACACAATTGTAGTTAAAAACATGGCTAGAAAAACCAAAATTGGAAAATTACTGACAATTTGAGGTGGTAAAAATTTCTTATAGAATACTATTAATATAGGGTGTACAAAATATATACCCATTGAATATTTACTAATAGTTACTAAAAAATTATTTTTATATTCTTGGAATAGTAAATAAGTAGTGTAAAAAATCACGGGTATATAAAATAGATTTAATATTCGTTTTGATTCATACATTGCTCCACTATAGATTATTTCAAAAATATTTATAATGATGATAAAACATAAAATTAAAATTATACTAATAATTTTTTGTTGTATGATTTTAATTTTATAAGCAAATATTCCAAAAATAAAGTAAAAAATCCAATTACCTATAAAAGTTTTATCTGATATAAAAAATAAGTCAGACTTATAAGAATATAATATTGAAATTAAAGATATTAAAAAAGAGATACTTAGAAGTACTTCTATCTTAATAAATGATAATTTTTTCACTAAAGGAAAAAAAATGCAAAATTGAACAATTATTGCAATAAAATATAAATGATAAAATGATTTTCCTGTGATGAAATTATAGTATGGATTTTCAAGGAAAATACTAAAAAGACTTTTTGAGAACAAAAATATTATAATAATATATAATAAACTCCAAATTATAAATGGTATTATTATTTTTGATATCCTAGACAAGAAGAAAGCTTTATTATCAAAATTTTTATAGAAATAATTAGCATATAAAAAGCCAGTAATAACACAAAATAGTGGAGTTCCGAACCTACCTAATTGGTTTAAAATAAATAAAAAATAGTTGTAGAAATTAGAAGAGCCACCAATGGAAAAAATTGCAGTAATATGGACAATTAAGACCATAATGCAGGCAACTGCTCTGATTTGAATAATACTTAAGTTCATATTATTTTAAAGGTTTACTTGACTAAATATATTCTGATTGTTTTTTTATAAAAGGTCAAAATTATATTAAGTTTTTTATTAAAAATAATACACAACAAAACCTAGCAAGTCCTAGCTTTTAATAAGTTAGGGCTTTTTTATTGCCAAATAATTAGAGGTATCCATGGATAAAGAAACGGTTAGAGAGATTGTGACGGGGTTAATTACTTATGGCTGGATGATTGCATTGGCAATGTTTGGCGGACTTGTTTCATTTATCCGTCGATTAAATCAGTCAAAGGATCCTAAGCCATTAAAGGAGATATTCATGCGACTTGTTGGTGAATTAATTATTTCAGCATTTGCAGGGATTATTACAGTGCTGCTTTGCATTTATTGGAAAATGCCACTTGTTCTAATTGGTGTTTTAGCTGGTATGGCTGGTCACTTAGGCGGTAAGGCAATCGATACATTCGTGTTGATTTGGAGAGCAATTGTTTCAGGGGGCAAGTTACCATGAGCAATAAACTTACTGAATCACAAATAAATCAACAGGCTGAGTCTCTAGGAGTTGAGCCAGCCGCCTTAAAAGCCGTGATTGCTGTTGAATGCAAAGGGAATGGATTCAATCAAGATGGCACACCAATAATTCTGTTTGAGCGTCATGTGATGCGTCAGCGTTTAATTGCTAACAACAAAGCAAAGATAGCCGATGAAATGATGCGTAAACGCCCAGACCTATGCAGTAAAACATCTGGCGGGTATGGACTATATTCCCAGCAACACGCAAAGCTTAATGATGCTGCTAAATTTGACCGAACTAGTGCACTTGAATCATGTTCATGGGGGATCGGTCAGGTGATGGGTTATCACTGGTATTCACTTGGCTACCCATCATTACAAGCCTTCATTAATGCCATGTATAAAGATGAAGCCTCTCAGTTGGAAGCTATGTGCCGATTCATCAAAGTAAATGGCTTGGTAAATGCATTAAAGAATAAAGACTGGAAAGCTTTTGCCCGAGGTTACAATGGCCCAGCTTATGCGAAAAATAGCTATGACATTAAGCTTGCTAATGCTTACAAGTTGCACAGCTCACACTATTAATAGTAATGTGAATGTCTCGATTTGTGTAAGGGCTTTGTGATGTCGCAAGTCATGATCATGGTTTCGGAAGCGGGCAGAATGGAGAACACTTGCAATCTACCCGCTGATTTAGATAAGAACGGGACTGTTCTTAAAATCTATGACTATTCATTAAAAGAATTGCCGATTAATTTAGATAGCACCGTGACTTACAATGGCAAAAGATGGACCTTTGATAAGAAGCAAAGTTTTTGA